GGTCCAGGCGACCCCGCGTTCGATCAAGCGTCGCGTGAGAAGGCGGCAGGACTTCAGCGCCTTTCGACGGGTGCCTTGACGATGTTTGCGGGCGGCGGTCCCGGCGTTGGCGCGGCGGCGAGAGCGGCGCCCGAGGTCGCGCAGATCGCTGCAAAGTCGATCGCGGGACCGGGCAAGCAAATCGTCGATCTTGCCGGCCGGATCGCGCCTGGAGCCACGGCGCGCGCAGTCGAGAAGCTCAATCGCATTGGCTTGCCTGAAACGACCAGCACGCTCGGTCAGCGCATCCATGAGGTGCTGACGCGGAAGCTGGCCTCTGCCTATGCCGAGCGAGCACCGCAGGCGGCACAGAATTTCGCGAACTTCACGGGCAAGACCGAGACGGTCACGCCGATTCTCAACGATTACCGCCAAGCCATCGATTCGGTGCTGAAGGAAAAGGGCAAGGACTTGTCGAGCGAGGAGGTCCAGCTCGCGCGCAGCTCGTTGCAGGAGTTAAGCGGCGACCGCTCGCTCGTCGCGATCGACAAGGAGCGGCGCCGCCTCAACGACATCGCTGGTAGCGGCCCAATGGAAGGTCACTCGGCGATCAAGAAGCAATTCGCTGCGGACTTGGCGCAGAAGCTCACCGAGATCATCAACAAGAACAACGACGCATTCGGGAAGTACCTTTCCGACTATCAGACCGCGAGTGAGCCGATCAATCTCTACAGCAAGACGGCGCTCGGAAAGGCCGCGACTCGCGAGGGGGTTGCGGGTTTGTCGGCAGTCGATCCCGCCAAACTGTCGCCCCGATTCTTCAATTCGGCGCAGTCCGTCAACGTCCTCAAAAAGCTCGCGGGCGACGATGATTTCGTCGAGGCGGCGGCACGCATCCATGTCGCCTCGGAAATGGAGCGGCTGACGGCGGGAAAGACGATTGGCAACGCGGCGAAGGACGTGACGGTCTGGGTCAGGAACGCGGAGCGCGGCGGGAAGATGGGCGGCGGGTGGCTGGATGAGCTTCCGTCCGTCAAGGCCGATGCGGAGAAGTATGCGGCCAACCTCAGAAAGACCGCACAGACCCAAGCGGCGGCGCGCTGGGGCGTCGGTGCTGGCGCGGTCGCGCTGCTCCTCTCGGAAGGGTCGAAGCCCTATTATTGGATCAGGCACCTCTTGGGGATTCCGTGAGGCTCCTCATCATCGATCCGTTCGGCGAGAGTGTCCTCGACTGGGCGCTGCGCTGCAAAGCCGATCAGCACCAAGTCAAATGGTTCATCGGCGACCGCAAATCGATGAGCGGCAAGGGTCTTGTCGAGACGATCGACGATTGGCGGCCGTGGATGCACTGGGCCGATGTTGTGTTCCTGACCGATAACGTCAAATACCTTGTCGAGCTCGATCACTGGCGCAAGAAGGGCATCAAGATCGTCGGCCCCAACGTCGAGGGCGCGCGGTGGGAACTCGACCGCACCTACGGCATGAAGGTGCTGGAGAAGCACGGGATCGAAGTGCCGACCTATCGCGAGTTCAAGAGCTATCAGGACGCTATCCGCTACGTGAAGAAGGAGGATCGTCCCTTCGTCTCGAAGCCGTGCGGCGAGGAAACCGATAAATCCCTGTCCTACGTCGCGAAGACACCGGAGGCTCTGGTCTCGAAGCTCGAGGGCTGGGAGAAGGCTGGAAAGCTCAAGGGCAGTTTCATCCTTCAAGAGAAGATCGACGGCATTTGCGAGATGGGCGTTGGCGGCTGGTTCGGGCCGGGAGGGTTCAACGCGGCGATCGAGGAAGATTGGGAATACAAAAAACTGATGCCTGGGAATCTCGGCCAGAACACCGGCGAGATGGGCACGGTGCAGCGCTTCGTGAAGAAATCCAAGCTCTTCAAGATGGTCGTCGAGCCGCTCACTGAGACGCTGGACCGCATCGGCTATCTCGGTTGCCTGAATGTGAACTGTTTGATCGATTCGAAAGGCAAGCCGTGGCCGTTGGAATTCACGAATCGCCCCGGCTGGCCAGCCTTCAACATTCAGCAGGCATTGACGATCGGCGACCATCTTGAGTGGATGTACGATCTCGCCTTGGGCCATGATTCTCGTGCGCTAAAGCTGGACACGATCGCGGTGGGTGTGCTGATGGCGCTTCCGCCGTTTCCTAATCCGGGCGTCAAAAAGGATGAGGTCGAGGGCGTGCCAATTTACGGCATCAAACCGTCGATCCGCGAGCATCTTCATCCCTGCCAGATCATGGCCGGTGAAGCGCCACAGCGCGTGGGCGACAAGATCGCGACCTTGCCGTGCTGGGTGACGGCAGGAGACTACGTGCTGATCGCGACCGGAACAGGCGACACCGTGCGAGAGGCTAGGCGCAAAGTCTACCGCGTGCTCGACAATCTCAAAGCGACGCCGGGCGATCCATTCTGGCGCATCGATATCGGACAGGACTTGAAGAAGGGCCTGCCCGCGATACAACCTTTCGGATTCGCAACGGGTATGAATTATTGATGCTTTTCAATGTAAGCGGCGGCAGACCGAAGAATTTCTGGATTTTCTTTTAGAAGCCCAATACCCCCATTGCATGAATTACAAAGAATTGCTCTGATCTTTCCGGTCGCGTGACAATGGTCAATCGGGAAACGCAAAAGGAGTACTGACATGCCTCAAATCGTCTGGTTCACCGGCAACACCGGCTCGGGCAAAACCACGGCCGCGCGCCGCCTCGCTCAGCGCACCAACTCGATCCTCCTCGACGGCGATGCGCTGCGCGAGATATGGCCGGGCTTGGGTCTCGACGAGATGAGCCGGCGCACGCAGAACCTCCGCGCCGCGCGCCTCGCGCGGATGCTCGCGGATCAAGGCCGCGACGTGGTGGTGGCGACGATCTGCCCCTATCGCGATCTGCGTGCCGAGGTGAAGCGGATCACGAATTGCGAGTTCATGTACATGGATGGCGGCAAGGCCGGTCCCGAATATCCCTATGAAGGCCGGGACGGCGACGGCATCTAGGGTTTCCGGCGCAGCAACCCCCGCATCCCATGAACGATATGGCCCTTGATGGTTTCCTTGAGGCGATCGTGCAGATAGTCGGAGTAGGTCTTCAGCAGCTCCGCGCGCAGATGCTCCGCGTCGCGCTGGCGCTTCATGTCGTAGAGCATCATCGAGAGGCGCCAGATTTGATGCGCTGCTCGCTTATCCATCTGGGAGCGCCCTAGCATGGCCGGCCAACCGATCCGCCGCGCCCGCCGCGAATGGGCCGAGCATCAGCGCCAGGTAGCACTCCGCGGCGGCGAGGAGCCGATGCATCCGAACGATCTCGGCTATCAGGCGATCGTCGGCGGCGAGCCGGTGACGCATCCGCCGATCCCGCCGCAAGAGAGGCCCCCGCGCCCTAGGGTCCAGCGCAAGCCGCGCGAGCCGAAGCCCGCGGTGAAGGTGCCTGCGCTGACGGAGGAGGAAGCGACGGTCTTCGCAGAGGCGCGGAAGATCGCCAGCAAGAAGGTGCTCGACTTCCTGAAGTTCGATTTGACGACCGTGGCCGACGAGGGCTTGCGTCACAAGATGCTACTGAAGCAACTGGAGCTATCGCAAGGCATCATGTCGCTGACGGGACGGATCGACCCGGCGGCGATGCGCGGTCAGCAGACCGACGAGGTGGCGGAGATTCTGGCACGGATCAAGGGGACGGCTTAGGTCGGTGACCCCGTAGGCAGCCACTGCGCCAGCGCCGATCCGGGCGAGGCGGGCAGCACCTCGAATTGCACGATGGCGTGATAGGGGATGTAACGCTCGGGGTTGGCGAGGACGAGACACCCGGCGCCTCGCACCATGTTGAGGAACGCGACCGGCGGCATGGTGCCGATGTTCAAATCATGCGCGCCGGTTAGGGTCTGCGCGCGCAGTGTGGTTTGGACAGGCGGCGCCGAAGCTTCGTTCATCAAAATCTCCCTGAAAGCCCGAGCATCACGCCGAGCGCAATCGCCGCGAGCAGCATCACCCAGCCGATGCGCTTAGGCCAGCGGCTCGTCCCCATAGGTCTTCTCGAAATTCTCCGTGCTCATCGTCTTCGCCGGGTTGCCGCGCGGCTTCTTCGCCTTCGCCATCTTCTTCGGCTTGCCGCGCTTGCTCTGGCCGGTCTGCGACAGGCCGATGGCGATGGCCTGCTTGCGCGACTTGACCTTCGGCCCGCTCTTCGACCCGCTGTGAAGCGAACCCGACTTGAACTCATCCATCACAGTCTTCATCCCGGCGCGCTTCTGCTTCTTCGTCTTCATCGGTCCTAATGGCATCTCAATCTCCTCGTTGCTGTGTGCGCCGGCCCGCTTCGCGCGTTCTCCAAACACCGAGCCGCAGCTCAAGATAATCCGCTTTCGCCCGCGCCGCACCTGCCGCGAGCTTCAGGCGATGAATCTCGGCGAGGTGATCGATATAGCGCTGCGTCGTCCGCGCCCGCGCATCGGCCTTCCACTCGGGCAAGTCTTTGGGGCTTTCGTCGGCGATGATGACCTTGCGCAGATGCTCCGCGTTCTCGATCTCGGCCTCAAGCCTCGCCGCCTCTTGGAGCGCCGCGTGGTACTCCTCCAGCAGCTCGCGCACCGGGTCCATGACCGACGAGCCATCCATTTAGGGCGCGAACTCCTTGTTCATCGGCTGCACATGCTGCTCGCCCCGGAGCGCATCCTCGCGCGCCTGAAGCGCGGCCATCAGCTCCTCGTAGCGCTGCACCGAGACGGCCTTGATCGATGCCAGCGCCGGCCCCTCCGCGGCGACGAGGGTGCCGAGGGTGCCGAGGGCGTTGAGGGTGTTCGCCTTGCGGCACGCCCGCATGATGCGGTTGTAGTTGGCCTTCGCTGCTTCGCGGTCAGCATCCGAGGGAGGTGGTGGCGCTTGGGGCACGCGACCGGGCGGTAGCGCCGGGGCTGTCCCGCTATTCGAAGCTGGAATAACGGGACTTGACTCCGCGACCACCTCCGCTTGCGCCATCTCATCGCTCGTGTACAAGCCCGATAGCTCTTGCGGGAAAGCGCGCCGCAGTGCCAGCGCTTCTGCCACCTTCGCGATCATCAGGTCCGCCATGTTGGTCCAGAATTTCGTCGGCGTGCCGTCCTTTTTCTTCTGCACGTAGGATGAGTACCGTGCGACCGCATAAAGCGGCGCCTTGAAGTCGGTGCGGATCACCCCGACTCGCGCCGCGGCGGGCGGTCCTTCCTCCAACCAGGCATCGCGCCAGACGCCATCAGGCCCACACCAATAGGGTCCGTCCTGCCCCGCGTATTTGCCGGTGCGCTCGGCGACGAGGCGGAACCCGTCAATGCCGGTCTGGATCGACATCGCCTCGCGCCCGAGGGCATTGTCCCACCGCTTCACCGCGTAGCATTGGCGGGCCAAGGGATCGAGGCCGGTGCGCTGGCACTGGTAAAGGAAGAGCTTCAGCTCGTCATCGGTTGCGCCGCGGGCGATCGTCGCCTTGATGAGCCTCACCTGATCGGGCGTGAAGCCCGTCGCAGGACGAGTCGCGGGGAGCGATCCGGCGATCACTTCGCCGGTTTTTGGGTCAACGAGGTCGTTCATGCTTTCATCTCCTTAATGCCAAGCCCGCGCTTGTCGCGGATTACGGCGACGCCATGCCCAAAAGCTTCGCCGACATCGGGTTCGATCATGGCCTTCAAATCCTCGGTCGCCCGCTTGAACTTGGCGGCGGGCTCCTTGTTGGCGAGCCAAAAGCCCGCGACGATGGCCCAGTTATTGTTCCCCTCCATCGAGACACGTCGCATCCTTTCGATCGGCACCGGCACCGTCAGCGGCGGTGCCCCGGGCGGCTCCTTATCGGTCTCGACATAGCGCCAGAACTCGCGGCACTTCTCCACGTATTCGGCGGCAAAGAACTCGTCGAGCTCGATCTCGACCGGCTCCGGTTCCTTCATCCCGAGACTGACATGCAAGGCCGCGTGCGAGGCTTGGCAGACGATGAGTTGGTGGTGCATCTGCGGCGTGTAGTGTTCGATGCACCATTCGAGCGGCTTCGGCGTCCAGATGTTGAGCGCCTTCGCGTCGATGGGCTTGGCGAGCTTCTCGTCCCATCCATCGAGCGTGCAGCCCATGAAATAGTGTTTTGGGTGAACAACCGATTCGCCGCGGCGCGTGATCGCCCGGCCGGTCTGCTCCTCGTACCAATCGAGGATCAGCGGCTCAAGCGTATGACGCACAGCGGAGTCCCACGGGGAGAGGATCGACTTCGATTCGGCCCTTCCAGTTTTTTGCAACCACAGTTCGAACCATTCGCCTTGGACGATTTTGAGGGCGTCCGATCCGCCGATAAATTTGGAGCGGGCGGCGATCTGCGCGTCTGTTAGCCCGAGGCGCTTCATCTTGCCCTCCTCTCTTTGTCGCGACGACGGCCGCACGTCAGACAGACCCGTTCGTCGCCATTTTGGAAAACCGTGTTTTCTGGCGAATAGGGATGGCCGGCCGGGCAGTGCGTCTTTTTCCTGTTGCTGGAACCGCGCGAGAGTTGTTCGACCGCGCGGCGCATATTTTCTTGATGAGTCACTGGCTCCACATGGGCCGGATTAACGCAAAACGGAACTTTGCACTTGTGGTCTAATTCAAGACCCTCAGGGATCGGCCCAACGGTCAGAAGATAGGCGACGATGTGCGCGTTTCGAGATTGTCCCTCGTGCCACATGATTGCGTATCCCTTGCGAACAGCGCCGAGCCACAACCAACACCCTGTATTTGGCTCAGGCGTAGAAAGCGCCTCGATACGCTCTAATGCGGGGAGCGCTCTCAACTTGCCCACCAAATTCCAACGATCGCGCCGCAGACGAAGCACGCCGCCGCAACGAGGATATTGCCGAGCACGTCCTTGGTGTGCTGGCGCTTCGCTTGCGTCACGCTCGCGGCGTGCGCTCGAAGCTGGCGGGCCAAGAGGCTGTCGTCGTCCTGAGGGTGGATCATTTGATTCTCCAGACGCGCACTCCGCGAACCCCGTTCTCAGTGACTCTCGATGTTAGCACCCGAACTTTTTGGTAAACGGCTGCTTGGTAAATGGCGTTCAGAGCAACCCCTGCTTCAACAAAGAAACTGTCTCCGATCTCCATCGATGAAAGAGACCATTTTCGCGTCCGATTGAGGGAACGGGGAATCGGAATACCCTTGTCGATCTTGAATTCCATAGGCATCTCCATAAAGTCCATTATCTTGTACTCTCACACTCGCCGCCCGTCAACAGAAATAAGTTCACTTTAGCAGATTATTTTGCTAAGGTGCCCGGATGAGCGATATTCACCCGCTTGAGGCGGAACTGCGCCGCACCGGCGAGAAGAAAAAGGATTTCATCAAGCGCATCGGCATCTCGCGCGGCACCCTCTTTGACCTGCTCCGCGGCGCCGACAAGGATTACGGCGTCATGCTCTTAGCGAAGATCGAGGACGGAACCGGCGGGCGCGTCACCGTCTGGCGCATGATGAAATGGCTGAAAAAGCACCAGCAGAAGGAATCGGTGTGATCCGCGCCGTCTGGACGCCATTCCCGAAAGGGATGGAGAGGACCGTATGCGACGTAGGATCGCTGTCCTTGGTGGGGGTGTCTAGAAGTGGGTCCGGTCATGCCCTTG